AGACGCTCCTTCGACAGCGCCGGCCTCAACAAACGCACCATCACCGCCACCTGGCCCCGCGTTACGCACGCGCTGTTCTTCGGCAAACTCATTGGCTTTGTTGGTGGCGGTCTTGATGATTCCTTCACCACCCTCGCCGCCTCCGAAGTACTTCATCATCGGTTCGATGATCGGCTTCAGTTTCGCCCAGAGCTTCTGAAACCACTCAGTGATGGGCGCCCAGTTCTTGGCAATCATCCCGAGAGGCGTCCACTCAAACATGCGCCCGAGAAATTCCATCACCGGAGTAGAGACCGCAACCAGCACACCCCATAAGGACGAGAACAACTCGGTTAACGGCCCCCAGTTTTCCATCACCATCGGGATCGGAGTGAATGCAAAGGCCTGCTTAAACCAGCCCCACAGGATCATGGCCGGACCTTTGATCTTTTCCCAGATCGCCTCGAAGTACGGCGCAACGGTCGCCCAGTTGGCAATCAACAGGCCCGCCGCTAGCGCGATGCCGCGAACGATGATCCCGATCGGCGACATTGCGGTGACGGCACTGAGGATCTTGGTTGCCACCACGGCGCCCATCACCGCTACACGCAGCACACCGAACGCAACGCCAGCGCCCAACACACCACGGATAACGCCAGGGTGTTCAGCAGCAAGCGAAGACATTTGGGAGATGGCTGGGCCGATCTGGTCCATGAAGTCATTGAACGGCGGTAGGAGACCGGAACCCACTGCGATACCCAACCGGGTTACCTTGTTGGTCAGCAGCTGCATGGAGTTGGCAGTGGTCGCGGACCGCGCCGTGTATTCCGCCTCCATCGAGCCCGCGAACTTCCCTTCCTTGCCTACGGCGCCGAAGCTGGATTTCAACAAATCGAGGTTGGTCAGCAACGGTGCGATGGCAGACACCGACTCCGTACCGAACAGCTGGGTTAGCAACCCGGCCTGCTTCGCCGGATCGACCTTGGCGATGCGCTCCAGCACGTCCTCGATGGTGCCCTGCGCATCCTTCTGCATGCTCTTCGAAACTTGCTTGACGTCCAGCCGCAGCGACTTGAACGCTTCCGATTGTTGCTTCGTGGCCGCACTGCCCTTGGTGAGCGACAGCATGAAGTTCTTCATGCCCGTCGCCGCTACTTCACTCGGCACGCCCACCCCGGCGAGCGTGGCACCCATCGCAGCGACCTGCCCCGCCGACAAGCCGGCGATGCCACCCAACGAACCGATCCGAGTCACGATGTCGGAGATCTGCGCAGCCGACGAAGGGCCGATGTTGCTCAAGTAGTTGATCTTGTCAGCCAGGGTCACGACTTCAGGCTGCGTCATTTTGAAAGATGTGCGCCACTTCGCCATCATGTCGCCGGATTGATCGGCTGTCTGATCGAAGGCGATGCCCATCTTCACCGCGTCTTCGGCGAACTGCTTCAGCTCACCACGGGCGAAACCGGCTTGGCCGCCGGCGGCAACAATGGCCGCGATGCCGCTCGCCGCCATCGGCATTTTCTCCGACATATCAAGCACGTCCTGCCCCATCTGCTTGAACTGTTCGGGCGCGTCGAAGGTAACCACCTTCTTCACATCGGCCATGGACGTTTCGAATTCCATGGCAGCACGGGCACCAGCGATGAACGGCGCCGCAAAAGCGCCGCCCTGCAACATATCCTTGAAGCCGATGTTGCCAAGGCCTGTGCTGTTCATCTGTTTGCGGAAGCCCGCAACGTTCTTGCGGATCCCGGTCAGCGTCGGCGACAGCTTGTCGACGCCGGTGATCAACGCCTTGAGCTGGAACTTGTCCGCCATCACTGCACCTGCTGAAGTTCGTTAATGCGTTGGGCGTGCTCAAGGCATTCCGTGAGCGCATCCAGTGGCCTGGCCATCATCTGTTCGGGGTCAACCTTCCAGAACCAGGCCAGGTCGTAGGCGACTGAAATCAGGTCGTTGATGGAGCCGACGCCGCACTCATGAAAAAACCGGCGACCGCCCAGCTCAGCGCGTTGAGGTCAACCAGGTCCAGCTGGTTGACCGACGACGGCGGGATGCCTGCACAGACCGCGATATATTTGGCGGCCACATCCATGTCGAGCCCGACCTCTTCGTTCTTGTCGATCCGATACGGCAGCGCCTTGATGGCGCGCACTTCCTGTACGGTCGGCCGACGCAACGTCAGCTCAGTCAGTGGCTCGCCGTGGGCCTCAATGGCCACCTGAAGTTTTACTGCGCCCGTCATTGCCACACCCCTTTGATGCCGTCGAATTGCAGTTCAATGGTGCCGTCGTCGCCCTTCGAGGTCGGCTCGTCGACCAGGTACGCACCCGAAAGCACGTAAACCTTGCCGTTGCTGAATTCACAGGTGACCGTCATATCCTTTCCATCGGTCAACGTTTTGATCGACAGATCAGGATCATGGATGACGGTCATCTTCAGATAAGGCGCCAGCTTTTCTTCCTTGAAAAAACCCGGATAAACCGTCTCTCGCTTTACATCCATCAACGGCGCTTCGGCGCCACCGGTGACGGTCAACTGGGTGCCGTCCACCTTGATGTAGGCCGTGCCCGCTACTTTTTTGCCCATGGGGTGAATCTCCAGAATGAAAAAGCCCGCTCGAGGCGGGCTTGGTGATCGTGGTCAGCGTTACGCAGCAGCGTCGTACTGGAGGCGGAACTGGTTCAGCAGCGCGAAGATACGCAGGCCGTTGATGTAGTCCGGCGGGAACAGCACATTGATACGACTTGGGTCATTGCTGTCGCGCTCAACCACCAGGTGCTCGGCGAACAGGTCGGCGTTTTCGACATGACCTTCGGATTCAAGCTTGCCGTACTGAGCAATCAGTTCGCCCCGGATCGTGCTCGGCGTGACGATGGGTTGACCCGCGCCGAACTCGGTACCGTCATTGGCCAGCTTATGGCGGCCGTACTTGCTGGTGATAACGCTCTGCATGCGGCGGATGATGAATGCCGACTGGTGCATGGTCTCGCTGTCCAGGTACGAGTTGTCGGCCTGGCCATAGGCGTTCTTCTGATAGGTGGTGATCGAGCGCTGAATGCGCACGTATCCACCTTCGTAGTAGGCCGTGGCCAGACCGTAGGTCAGCAGTGATTGGCGTTCCGTGAGCGTGAACCGCTCGCTGGCCGGTGCCGGATCCAGCCCGGGCAGAGAGCCGCTTTGCGTGGGCCGGCTGGCATCTGCCGAGATAAACACCGAAGTGCGAGCCGCCAGTGCCGCTGCCTGCACCCAGACCGGCTGGGGCACGCCCTGCTCCACCGCTTGGATGGTCATGTGCTGATCATTACGGTCTTGGCCTGCCGCCACCAGCGTACCCAAGGTGCCGCGCTTCGCCGTGTAGACGTGGCCGAACAGTTGTTTCGCCCAACTCCAGCGGCCGGTATTGTCGTCCATCGCATCTTTCCACGCGTTCAGCGTGGTCGTGTCCGACCAGGGCACGCAGATGAATTCGAAAGGCTCATCGCCCAACGCCGCTACTGCATCGATCTGGTCAGGCGCACCGACGCCCCCCGCCATCTGGGTCGCAACAACAGTCAGGCCCGCAGGGGTCGCCTCGCCATTGGACTTGCCCAGGCGATTCAGAACCAGACCAATGTCGTTGCCGCTCTCACCCTTCCACTTACAAGTGAGCGTGACGACTCCCGCGACAGCCAAAGCGGTGACTGGCAGGTCTGGCGTGGCGTTGATCTTCACGGCCAACGCCGATGCTGCAATCGTCGGAGTAGCCGCCGACACGACGACCGACTGCACGCGAACACCACCTACGTACAGGTTCAACAACCCAGGCTCAGTCGCGGCACCGGTGATAGTGACCGTCGCTGTTGCCGCGGTACCGGTCGCGTTCTGAAGCGGCAAGCACCAGATCTCGCCAATCGGATCAGTCTTGCGCCAGGTTTCGTACATCGCAGCCAGCATCGAGCCTTGGCCGCCGATGTCCTTGGCCAGCCCGAGACTCGACACCAGCACCAGTTGGCCAATGCTTTCACTGGTGGCGTCACCGTTGACCTGGGTGACAATCAGCCGGCGCATGGCCGACGATGCACTGTTGGCCGCCGAGTTATCCATCTCCGCATAGAACAGCGGCACGCGGATATCGGCGGGGATGTTGCTGAATCCGATAGCCATTATTGCGCTTCCTCGGGTTTCGGCGTGGTGACGCCCTTGGTGGATTGGGCTTTATCAGCCTTGAGGGTTACGTCCCCATCCGCCTGGCGGCGGCGCCACCAGGCGTTGTCTGGGACTTCCCGGCCTTCAGCAGGCAACAAGTCGCCAGCTTCCGGATCGGGCACAGAGCGGCCAGAGGCCGGCACCACAGTGATGCGTTTGGTCATGGTGTTACGTCTCCTGAGAATTTCGCTTCAATGCGCCCATCCGGGCCAGGTCGTTGCAGGTTTGGATCTGCCGGGTCGATGCAGTCCATGTCGAAGTCTGCGCCGGTGAAAGGCGGCAGACCGTCGAGTTCGAGCTCGTGCCAGGTTTCGGCGGGTTCGTCTTTGCTGTTGCGGCCAAGCTGGAACTCGGCGACAAAGCTGTAGCGGTAGATCACCCGGGCGCGGTTGATAACAATCAGCTCGCCGCCGGCGTACTCAATAAACTCGTATTCATCAGTGGGCTTCCACCCGACCAACGCTCGCCACAACTCTTTGCGCAGACCGTGCAGCAGATCCACCGCCTGCTGGCCGCGCTCATCACGAGTGTCCAAAACAACGATTACATCGAACTGATCGGTGATCTCCTGTCGCACGCCGTTTTGAACATCGTTCTTTGTAGCTTGATCGCCGGTGGAAATGACGTAGGCAGACGGACGATGCAACTGTTCGCTGTTGGCTACAGCGTCAAAATCAATCCCGCCTGCGACCCGACCACCGTAGGACGGACAGCGCTGACGCAGATGAGCTACCAGTGCGGTGATTTCCATTAAGAGAATTCCGGACGTAAAAAAACCCACCGGAGTGGGTCTGTTTAAATAGAGTGCCGTTGTGGAGCCGTGGCCAATTCACTTCAGCGAATCGGCAAAACCACGTGTCAGCACTTGCTTGACTCGACTCGATCCCAGCTCAAGCGCCTTTTCCATAAAGTTACCGCGGGGGTCCACTCTCCAACCTTCAAGCTTACGCGCCTCCGCCAGCTTGGCCCTAGCGCCAGCTGCACGCCTGTTTTTCCTGCCTTTCCCCATACCAGGCGCCAACCGTTTTATCGCCTCACCTTTGCGCACCCCGTAGTGCAGGTACGCAGGATAAAAGGCATCCATGCCCGATATTTTCTGCGGGGAGATGCGTACCAGAAAGCCGGACCGACTGACTTTGTATTTGATCGAGCGCCGAAGCTTCCCGCTTTTCTGTCCCGGATACTCATCAGCTTTAGACGTTTGCTTGCGGTTGACCAACCCCTTTGCGAGTCGCTGGATCAGTACGCCGGCG